TGTTTTCGGAGATCAACTCCAGAAATACAATTGGAATTTCAAGTTCTGCACCGGTAATCGCCCGCTGCTGCCCTTTCATAGCGCGAAGCTGCGCCAAAAAAGTTTTTACGTCATCGCGTTCTACCATAGCCTTACGCTGTTCCATGGGCAGCGCGTCAAAAGCACGCTTGCTCATGGGCAAACTGCGGATATTCATATCAATCATAAAGTTCACTTTCCTTTCTCTTTTCCGGTTTTCAGGTTCGTCCATTTTCGGGGCTGCCGCCTCCGCTTCTGCCAAGTCCGCTTCCAAGCCTTCAATTTCCTGAGAAAGTTTGTTTTTTTCTTCCTCATGCGCTTGCTTTTCGCTTTCAAATTTTTCTACTTCTTCCGTCACGGCCTGTTCTTGTTCAGCGGTTTCCGCCTCATTAATGGCCTTTTCTAAATTGGCTTCGCGTATCTGAAATTCATTATCTTTTGCCCGCAATAATTCTAAATCTGCTTTTTTCTTGTCGATGCTACGCTTTAACATCAAAATTTTAAGCGCCATTTTTTTCTCCTTTCAGTCGGGCCAGCATATTTGCCCGCCACTCTTTTTGTTTTTCTTCTTTTGCCTGTGCCAGTTTCTTTTTTGCGGCTTCCAATGTTTCCTTGGCTCTGGCGGTAACGCTGGTCTGCGTATAAGCCGGAAAAGTACAGGGTGAAACTTCATACAACGGAAATACTTCCATAATGCGGGTACGGTATGTCCCGTCTTCATCCCAACTCTCTTCCATACGGGAAATTTCAAAGCCAAAACTGCAACCGGTTACATCCCTTCTATCAACGCGAGCGTACACATTCTTTGCGTCCTGATCGTTCTCGTTAATTTCAACGCCGCCGAACAATCCTCTAGCATCTTCTCGAAGTTCCGCTGTGCGATTTTCTGTGCTCCCAAGCACAATATTTGTATCATGGTTCCACAATACTTTTACATCGCGGCCGCTCCGAAGCGCACGGTCGAAAGCCCCCGGCGCGATGGTTTCCACCCAACCAGGAACAACTTCATAAGGCTGGTCAAATACCGAAAAATATCCTTCCAGCCTCCGTTTTCCATCTTCCTCGCGAATTTTCATTCCCTCCATCCGCATTGTCCTATGTTCCAATTCGTTCACCTCCGTTCAATTTTGACTGATCTCCCAGCCGGTCAGCCGGGATATAGTTTTCGAGCGCTAAAAGGTCGTTCATTTCAACATCCGGCGGCATATTTACCCATCCGCGCCACTCGTTACGGCGCAACGCCATACGGTCAACCATTTCAGCCCCCGCGCTTACAAGCTCAGTAATGGAATAGCTAAATAAGCTCCAGGAATTAAATCGGAAAAACATGGATGGGCTATATAGTAGTTTTTTCGTTAGCTCCTGTTCGATAATTCTTGCAATCGGCATAATCGTCGTATTGATGAAATTATTCCAGGCGTCCCTGTTAAAGTCTCCAACGCCTAAAACAAAAGGCGGCACGCCAAGAATAGCGGCCACCGTCCGTTTATCAAGCTGCACAAAATCAGCAAGAGCCAAATCGGAAAGCGTTAGGGGCCTTACCTGTTCAACACTAAATTGATCCGCCGGAATCATCCAGGGTTCGCCCGCTTCCGTAGTTGCTATATAATCCTGAAGCAGTTTTTTTCTTCCTTCTGCGTTGGAAAATTCGTCTGTCAATGCATCAACTTTCACAATAATAGACGGTTTCCATTTAGAGGACATAAAACCTTTTTCTGTTACTGCTGCTTGTTTCAGATTGTTAGCCACATCGGATAAAGCTACGCGATACCCTTCGCCTTTCCATGGGTAATAGCTTCCGGGATTAATCACAAAATGGAGCACGTCGTCCGGCTCGTATTCCTTTCCGTTAATTATAACTTTGTATCCCCATCCATTAGGGATAAACGAAGTTATTGCGGCAGGGACCGGTTGAAGATTTTTTAAATACCCGCGTCGGAATTCCGGGTAAACAACCGCATTTCCGTTTCCTTCTAGCATCATTGTTTTTACAATCCAATGTACAAAAGCAGAACGGGTCATATAGCTGTTAGGATTGATGTCTACCTTTGCGCTAAGCTCGTTTTTTATGCGAATGTCTCCGCTATCAGTATTTTCCATTAGGTGGATTGTCATACTGGAAATTAACCGGGCAATGGTATCAACCGCCGTACAAATTTCCGGATTGTGAGATAGTGCGGTATATCCGGTGCAAGTTAAATCGTTGTAACCTTGCTGATCCGTATACCAGATAATACTTCTGCGTTCTGTCGGCTCCGCGCGCGGTGCAGGCCTGCTTCTCTTTTTCTTACTCATGGGCTTTACCTCCAAATTTACGATTCTCCAAACCAGCTTTTAGCCGCCCGGCTTCTATCCAGACTTTCTAAATACAAGCAAACACCGAAGCGTCAAATAGGTCAATGCGATGTTCCGGCTGCACCTTTTCGTATTGGATCATATCGTCTGTTTTTTCAATTGCGGAAACGTTTTCCACGCAATATTCATACGCATCTGAATGCAAATAAAAAAGAGCGCCATTTTTCGCGCTCTGTTCAATGTACCGAAATCCTTCTGATTTTTTATAATAATACTGTGGCTGGTCCACAATCCGAAATCCTGCTTCTTTCATGCCTATAAAATATTCCCGGCAAAATTTTCTGTCATGGCCAACCTGACGTATTTTAAAGCCTCGCTTTCGCATATCTACAAACCAGTTGACAACATCTGCATGGTTGACCGTCGGGCTATTGCAAAGGGTAAGTAGCCCGTCGTCGGCCCACCCAAAAAGAGGAATATTATCAGCCTCCGCTTTTAAATGCGCTGCCACAACCGGAAAAAATGCATGTGTAATAATAATATCCACGCCTTTATAATGGCCAAACAACGCCGATGCCGTCAAATCGTGCAGTTTTGATAAGTCTGCGCCGCCGTACCAATCAATGGGTAACTTAGAAAGCTGTTCAAGCGTCCAGTTATATTTCCTATCGCTGGCTTTAAATTCGTCTATATTGAAGTATGCTTTCAAAGCACTGGTATAAATATTAAGACTTCGACTTAAAAAATCTTTCCGCTGCTGTGGATCATTTTGAGCTTGCAATGCTTCCTGCATAATATCTGCCGGGCGGATGGTGGAGCCATAAGAAGGATTTGCTTTTTCCTGTTGTTCTGCGCTGGTATAATCTACGTCGCCGTTTTCCAATTGATCCGCGCGGCTGACAAAGCAAAATAGCGTATCATCCTTTACTGTACCGGAAACCACTTTCACTGCATAATCTAACCGCCTGTAGCAAAAGCTGTTGATTTCATCTCCTGCTGTGGTAATACCAATCATTAGTTTATTAGTATAGGCTTTCATTGCTTCTTTAAACCGATTATACTGTGCTGCCTTCTTAAAGGCATGAAGCTCGTCCGCAATAGCGATGTTACAGTTAAAGGAATCCTGCGCATCTGGATTTGATGCAAGCGCTTCAATGTGAATGCTTCCGATCACTGCCCCGTTTTCATCTAAAAATTGATAACTGATACTGTGTTCCGCATTGTTGTTTAAAACGCGGAATTCCTCAATATCTCCTTTTACCCGAAGACTATGAAGAATAAATTCAAAAGACTGGCATGCTTGCTTTTGGCTTGCTGCCACAATGTAAATAGTTGCGCCGCTTTTTCTTTCTAGGAGAGCCAATCCCCAGGCAAGCGCAGCAATAAAGGTTGTTTTTCCGTTCTTGCGCGGGATAAAAATAAAAGCCTCCTTATACCGGCGTTCATTTGTGCCGGTATAATAAAAGCCAATCAAATTATAGACAATAAAAATTTGCCATGGCTGCAAAATCAACGGCCTGTTCATCAACGGGTTTCCGTTTAAATCCTCGCCCTGTTTATGGACCATTGTTCTTTCAATAATCCCAATAACAAAGTCCGGCTCTTTTGTTTTTAGTTCCAAATCCGCCCGTTTCAAATCTTTTTGAAATCGAATGCAGGCTAACAGAATTTCTTTTCCAACTCGCTTTTTTCCTTTGACCACTTGGTCAGCATACTGTAAGGCGATCTGTTTATAACTTTTAGCCGCCAAGG